AACTGCGTCTTGAGCGTCAACTTCACGAAAAAGGAAACTATCAACAATAGATGGAACTTGCTTAAGAAAATCAAATGACATTTCATCAAAGCCTCTCCCACTATTCTCTGACATGACTTTCAAAGTGTTATCAGAAGTCAAAGCCAAAGGATAAGCGGTAGAAGGCCCGTCAGAAGTTGCTCCATATCTAAAAGTTTGAGAAGCCACAATTGTTGGCGTAGAAGTCAACAATGGCTTACTCCAACCAAAATACGAAGCTACTCCTGATGCGACACCAACAGCCCAAGAAACAGGACCTGTAAAGGGAGCCAACATTGGAATGGCATCTCCTAAGCCTCCTGTTGCAGAAGAAAACTTGGATAAAGCAGTACTGATGGGTTTATCAGACACTCTTTCCTGCTCAGTGCTGATCAAACTCTTTCCCTTCTTCTTGGAATAAGATTTGGCAGTGGACTGAGGAATTATTGGAGCTATTAACTCAAAATCCTCAAACCACATATAAGCAGTGTAAGTCACTGCCGTGTCACCAGAGGCACCTGTTCTAAGAGCAGATAACACACTAATGTAAATAGACCCCCAATCATACCTATTGGAGACATCGCCAACATCAAAATAATTGGAAGGACTAATGTACGGCATTTTCATAGTCACAGATTGCATTCTTAAATCAAGTTCAACGCCTGGTTGAGTTGTCTTTGTTGCACGGCATGAATTGTGCATAGCTACTTTTGTTGCATTAGTATTTGATGGTAAAAAATGCAACAACAATCTGCCTTGTTGAAATGGATTGGCGTTGATTGTTAACTTAACGCAACAAGTTCCTCTAACAAGGTTGTAACCATACATTTTATTGACCCATTGTGCATTAGCCATCAAAACTGAACCAATAGAATCAGAAACCAACGTTGAGCCAACAACACTGGCAGTTGTAAATGTGCCTGTGCGATATAAATACGGTCTTGCCATAAATTGTGGAATAGACATGCCACTGTTCGGCAAACTACTAACAGTGGAATGGACAAGATCTACCATCTTGTCAGGTCCGGAGTCAACGAAAGCAGTGGTTGTTTCGTTACTAACGGAAGCGGTGGAAATTAAAGAATCAGAAGATAAAACAGACATAATAGCAAAATCGGGGATTTATGCCTCACCCTAAAAGCTACCATGGAAAACAAAAATGAGAATCAAAAACGGAATATTTTATTTGTATTTATTTATTTATTTATATATATATTAACCAAAATTTCAGAATCGCGATAAATTTGTGTTGAGCTAATCGCTCAACACATAGAGTTTCTGACGCCGCAACGCATCATCAAACTCTCTTAGGTTACTTAAGACAAATCCACACTCGTCTAAAGTCCTAATTATTCGAGGAGCCCATCTGTAGAAAAACCTTCTACCGTGTAAGCTCAACTCTATTATTAACTGCTCGTAACGCAGTATTTGCTCGTCTCTAGGTAAAGTTAAGAAACCTTTCTGAACAAGCGTCATTTGCTTAACAATCGACATAATATCAATGGGCAACGCATAACCACAATCATGATCTGCCGACTTGACAATGACTCGTTTCAAAAACTGGCAGTCACTAGGTGAAAAAGAAACACCTCTCGCCAATCCCACGAAAGATTTAGTCTCAATAATAGTGCTGCCCTTATCAGCGGGCGTTGGTTTCATTCCAATCGACGTCATTATCTTAGCCAACTCTGTGTAACACAATCCCTTCAAGATAGG